TTTTTCAACACATCTATTGGATCAATTTCTAATTTATTCAAGAAATCGATTATGTTAGGAACAGTTCCTTCTCCAACACCAATAGTTCCTATCGATTCTCCCTGAATTAATTTAACATCATCTAAAGGAAATAATTTTTTTATAAACAATGCTGTAAACCAACCAGCAGTTCCACCGCCTAGAACGCAATAATTTTTTTTCATATTAGTCTATATACCTATCTCTAATCCAAGTCACCAGCGCATACTTTTGACCTTCTGTTACAGGATGCGCTACATGGCTGTATGCATAATTAGAAGGAAAAAGAAGTAAACTACCTTTCTTAGGTTTAATCTTAACATTAAAATTTGGAAATTCTAACTCCCCTCCCGTGTAATCTTCGTTAAGATAACATATTGCAGATATGGCTCTACCGGTGACAGTGCTGCCATCGTAATGTGCATGATATTGCTGACCACCACTATATCTTAACATATTATAATTTTCATGATAAAGAGGTTCACCTAGACTATATCTGTCTGTATACGGTATAGAACTGGCTAATAACAACATGTAAAATTGATTATGAATATTTTGCAATGCTCCGTTATTGGTTATTTCTGCAAGATTCGTTACCCCTAACATCAAATTAGTTCTCACTTGTTGATCAGTTCCTAGATTTAATGTTGTTGCTGCTTCCCATCCTATACCCGAATTAGGGTCTTTGTTTAAATTTTCTATAGTTTCTATTGTTCTTTCAGGATCTGGCCAAATACTTTCAAAGATGTCTATACACCCTCCTACAGTCTTAGTAGGCAGTATTTCCCCAGGAAAAATTCCATTTATTAATTCAGACATTCTATCTCCAACATAAATAATACTAGCAGTTTACATTGTATTTATAGCACTGTTACTGCTCCATATAAATATATGAAATTAGATTATAGGATTTGAAATGAAAAATATTAGCATTATATATAATATTGAGTCTAACACTTGGACAGAAAATATATCAGATTATGAGAATGACTTTCAGTCTATTTTGGAATTTAGTATAATTTCTAGCAAAGAACTTACTAACATAAAAGGATTAAAATTAGAATGCACAGTAATGTTAGGTCCAAAGCAGATAGAAAATTTTGTTTATCCGCCAAATAATGTAATGGTAGATACGACGTCAAGTGCTCCGGTATTTACTGAACAGTTTGAAACGCTACCCGATTCAGAGTATTCAATACACTGCTGGTTACAAAAAAATGCAGAAGAATTTACACATGATATAATCTTAAGAACCGGAAAACCAGAAAAAGAATTTCCTTCTTGGGTGTGGTCTCCAGAGGACAGAATGTGGGCAGCACCTAAACTTATGCCTGGCATCGGTCCATATACTTGGGATGAGGAATTATTAGATTGGGTTTATCAAAAAGATACGCCTATGGCTAATCCAGGTCCTGGTTATGAGGTTGAATAATGATATCGTTTGTTACAAAGGAAAAAGCGCAAGAAAGATACGATCACTGTAAGAAGTGCGAACACTTTGTAAAAAAAACAACCACTTGTCTAAAGTGTTGGTGTTTTATGAAATTAAAAGTAACTGTTTCTGATTCCGAATGTCCTATCGGAAAGTGGAAATGATAAATGTTCTTTCCTTACACGATATAATTCAATATCCTTGGGGATGTATAAAACCTTATAATCCAGCAGCAGTTAATAAACTTCCTCCTATTTGGAGATCTAATAATCCTCCAACAATAGAAGAAATAACTTTGTGGGAGGAAATTTATCAATCTCCTGGCACACTGGGCGTATTTGCAGCATTTTCACCTAGAGCAAACTTGTATATAATTGTTCCGGCAGTTAATAATTCTATTGAAAATATAGAAATTTTTTATGACGAGGAAAAATTAGTCAGTCGGCTAAAAGATTACAACATAAAATTAAGAGAGTTTATTTAACAACTCCATTTAAGTTTGTATAGCGACATTGATTGTTCTGTTTCAAATTTTATAGATATCCACTTATTATCACTGTCCTTTAAAATTTTAACGTTATATTTTTCATTCCAAAGATTTTCTAAAAGTTTAAACATTTCCATATTGTAAGGTTCACTACTACTATCGCCAGAAGAAAACAAGTCACGATTTCCTTCTATTAAAGCAATGTTGGCTCTAACAAACGCCGGATGCATGCTATTACCTACAAAAATATTAATGACATTATTCATGTTTTTATAAACTCCTATTAATACTTATCTGATAAATACAGTATGTCCAAAATACCAGTATACACAGCAGTCAGAATAATACCAAGAGAACAAGATTATCTTAATAGAAAAAGCGGTTCATCTGGTGAAATTTTCTTTGACTCAGGAACAAATACATTACGCCTATATAACGGCCAAGTAACAGGCGGTAGCAGTTTAGTAACAACTACAGCAAGAGATGGAAGTATTGATCTTCCGTCAATACAAAAAAATAAGATAAGATCACACTGGGACACACTAGCAGACTTACAAAGCGAAGTTAGTCCTACAACGTATCATGGGATGATAGCACATGTGCATTCCGAAGGAAGACTATATTATGCACATGCTGGAGCATGGGTAGCCGTTGCTAATCTCGATGAAGCCGGAGGCAGTGGTGAAGTAAATCAAAATTCATTCAGCAATATAGCAGTTGCAGGACAAACAACTGTTGCTGCCGATACAACCACAGATACAGTTACATTTGCTGCAGGATCAGGAATGACCATTACAACTGACGATGCAACTGATACTATTACATTTGCTTCCTCGGGCAGTGGCGCAAACAGTTGGTATAACATATCAGGAGATACAGGAACTGCAACACCAGATCAGTCTACTGATACACTATCAATTTTAGGCGGAACAAATATTACAACTGCTGTAAATTCTAGTGATGACTCTGTTACAATAAATGTTTCAAGTTTTAGTATTAACTTTTTAAGTGATGTTGATACTGCTAGTAGCGCACCTACTACAGGACAGGTTTTAAAATGGAACGGAACAAATTGGGCTCCGGGTGCTGACGTCGCTGAAGGCGGTGCAGGACTTGATGCTGACACATTAGATGGATTTGACAGTGCATACTATTTAAATTACAACAACTTTAGTAACACACCTAGTGTGCTTACACTAGCAAATTTAAGTGTTGGACCTGAGAATTCACCAGATGGTAACGGTGCAGTATCTTATAATAATGCAACAGGAGTTTTTAATTTTACTCCTCCTGATTTAAGTTCATACATAACAGATTATACCGTAACTCAAGCAGATGTTACACAACATCAAGCGGCACTAAGCATTACAGAAAGCCAAATAAGTGATTTCGGAACTTATCTTACAGATCTAAATGCTGTTAGCATAGATACACTTAGCGATGTTGATACAACTACATCAGCACCAACTAATGATCAAGTCCTTGCATGGAACGGTTCCAACTGGGTTCCTGCGGATGCTGCTGAAGGAGGTGGCGCCGGAGAAGCAAACCAGAATGCATTTAGTAACATAGCAGTTGCTAGTCAAACAACCGTTGCTGCTGATACAGCCACTGACACTCTTACATTAGTTGCAGGTGCAGGAGTAAGCATAAGCACCAATGCTGCTTCTGATTCTATCACAATTACTAACAATGACACGTTTTCCGGAGGAGCATTTGATACACTAGGACAAGTTGTCACAGCAGGTTTAACTGTTGATAGGATTTATCTACCAGCAATTACAATGCTTGTTGTAACAAATACAGGCGTAACTGCTTATAATTTTGATCAATATACAGGAAATAATCCAACTATCTATGCTATAAGTGGAACGACTATTGCATTCAAATGCGAATGTCCAGGACATCCTTTCCTAATTCAAACTGGTGCCGGCGTAAATTATAACACAGGACTTATTCATGTGTCTAATACAGGAACAGTATTAGAAGGTGCATCCGCTCAAGGACAAACTACTGGTGTTTTGTATTGGAAGGTTCCTGAAGGTATAAGTGGTGGATACAGATATCAATGTAGTTTTCATGCAGCCATGGTAGGAAGTATTACTATTAAATCGTTCGCTGCTATTTAGAGTCCCAGTCTTTCAACTTTTTATCTATCGATCTTCTTAGCTCAATAATGTCGTCCTTAAAATCAGATCCTAAGGATTTCATTTGCTTTGATATTATCATTTCTACGTGTTGCGAATCCATAGATTTTACTTTTTGTTCTAATCTAAACAGCAAATTTTCTAAATCAGATTTTACTCTTAGATCTGTAATTTGATCAATTCTATTTTTAAAATCATTATATTCTTTTTGAAATGGTTCTGAATTATACAGTGATAGCATCTTCTAACTCCAATACAGTTTCTATTTTTGTTCTAATAAGGTTATTATTTAATGTGCTTCTGAGTCCCACATGCACATTCTTGGGTAGGTAATTTAGATCACACCAGCAAAACGTAGGAACTGTTTTGGTTATAAATTCATCATTTACTAGACAAATGTATGTTCCGTATTCAAAACCTTTGTCCTTGGATAGATACAGTTCTATGGGCAGTATCTTACCTTGGGAGAATTTTTCCTGCAAGTCTCGGCTATCTTCCATTACTGATTTTTGTAGTGCAAACGTTGGCACTGTCCATTTTTCATTCTCAAGAATGAGCAGTATTCTTCGCGAATCAAGTGATAGATATAATAGTCCTACTCGTTTTTGCATATGAATACTTATGCGCCTTCTGGGTCAAATCTCCAGTAACCTGGTGCATACTCTCCTTCAAAGGATTTAAGCCATTGTATTCCATCCCACTTGTATTGTATTCCTGTGGTAATGTTTGAGAGATAGGTAAAATCTTCTACTACTGCTGGATCGAATATTACGGCCCAACTGCTTCCGTTCCATTCAATAACACTGTTTGCCTTTACGGCTGTATTAATTCCGTCCTTGTTTTTCCACCCATCGGCATCATCGGCTATGTCTTCAAGTATAAGAAAACGATGTCCTGTTGGTATATTGTTAATTCCGTTTAGCCTTGAGATAGGGTTATAAGTTGTTGGATCTATGATTGCATCAAATGTTCCTTTGCCGTTAGGATATTGAGGACTTTCAAGCAGTGTGTTTTCAGTATATCCCGGTGAATCCTTATCTATGCTAACCAACATCATAAAATTATCCACTGGATTGACTGCAAATGTTCCTGTTATTTCTTCACCGTTAGGCTGTCTAAAGTGTATGGTGCTAGTTCCTTCAGTAAAATTACCCAGTGCTGATAATACTGCATTCCAATCTAATTTTCTGTCATCGGTAAATTCTTTCTTGTCAAGTCCAAGGCTTTGTATTGCTGCATTCTGATCCACTATTGATAATTCGTAATCATTAGCAACTCCGTTATTTGCCTTGAACAATAGAACCGGATACCTTGGATTAACATAAACTACGTTAGAATCTGATTGGTTGTAAACTAGACTTGATAAATCCTTAACATCGCCATCTTCTGTGAATATGTTTGCTATTATACTTCTTACTACACCTAATTTTTTAACCTTGGCTGGTGGAGAAACATAAATTGGTATTTCAAAATCTATTGAACATATGTCTATTTCGCTGTCAGCACCTGCAGGTATGCTTCTTGAACTAAAGTTCATTCCTGTTAGTCTAACAACACTAAGACTGGTCCAGTCAATGTAGTTGTCATTGGTTTGTATTTCAAATGATGGATTAAACATAACCATGATCTGTTCAAGTAATTGTAATTTTTGATCAGTGTTCGAAGTCCATATATCACACTTGCATGTCATCATATACGGAGTAGGCATCAATCTTTCAACTGTAACATTCTTTCCTTGCGCTTCGGTATAGGTTCTGGCACCGGTTTCATCTTGTGTATATTTTTTTTCTCTAATGCTTACCTTGCTGACAAAGGACGGATCAGTTAATCTCGAAGTATCAATGTCCAGTCCTGTAATGTAGCATGCCATTCTAGGAACTGTTGGAAGTTTATTTTCAGAATTTTCTCTAATAATATTTGCTACCTGCCTTGTAAGATCGCCATACATAACAGGCACACTTTGTTGATCGCCATTACCTGCTTCGTATTTGAAACCGATAAAGATTCTCATAAACTGTGTTACGTATCTTCTAATCTGTCCGTCGTAGAAAAAATCCATTACTTACTTGCCTTTTTAAAATCGTGTGTAAATGCTTTTTCGTCACCTTTAGCAGCAGCAGCACGTCTCTGTTTTACTTTAACAGCAATTGAATCGTCATCTTTTTCTGGTGGACGTCTTTTTACAGTATGTGTCTTTGGACGGCTTGTTGCAAAGCCTAATATTTCATCTATACGCATTATTCATCCGCCTTTGGTTTCAGTGCTTGAGACAAGCTCTGTCTTTCCTTGACAGTCTTACCGTCAATAACTTGTTCATTTGTATTATTAATGAATGAAGTTTTTTGTGTTTCTCTTTCTATCTTACCAGCATAATCTGCACCTGCAGCCGTATCACTAGTTCCTAAATTTGTAATATTCGTTCTCACGTCATCCTCTACCTTGCTCCATCTACCCTTGGCAAAACGGAACAGTCTTGTTGGTTTATAATCTGTTCTAAGATGGAACTGTCCTTCACTTGGACCATTCGGAAATGCTATGCCCTGTGTGAATGGTGCACCATTTGGTGGAACTCCGTCTCCTACTAGATATCCAGTATAACCATTTGCTTCTGCAGTCTGATACATTACATCAGCAGTAACACTATCTATGGTAGCATCATCCAAGGTCGTATCTGCCGTGACTAATTCAGTCTTGCCTGCTTCATCCTGTTGCAATGTGTATAATTTTGTAGTGTCGTAACCACTCTGTGGAGTGTCTGCTTCTGCTTGATTAAGAACTGCCTGTGTAATTTGCATTTCTTTCTCGTAGGTAGACATAATGTCTTTGAGTGTATCTGCAAGTTTATAGTATGTTGTATTAGGAGGAGCAATACCTGTAACTTCTTGTGTAACTGTATATTTCTCACCATTGGGTGCTGTGACAGTATCACCTGGATAGTAAGTTGAATCTGGATTCCATGTTCCCTTGAAGTTTTCTGAATCTGCAATTTGATCCAGTATGTCCTTGAACTCCTGTGAATCTACTAGTGGTTTACATTTTGCTCTGTATAAATGCGGATACCATGTTACACTAAATCCTTCTGCTGCTCTGTTTACATCCTCTACAACATAAAATCTTTTTAGTGCATAATTTAAATCATTAAGAGCATACTCGTCTTTTAGGTGTGGTAATTCAATTACATCACCTGGTATAATTTTTCTTCCAAGTTTCTCAACTGTGTCAGTGATATGGAAAGTAATGAATACAGTATCGTTTTGCAAAAACAGTCCAAATTGACTAAGATTAAAATCTATGTCCTGGACATTGTATACACCACGCATAACAAAAACGTCTGGATCGTATTTTCTATCCCTATTTTCAAGAAACAGCATGTCCTGTATATTTGTAGGACTGAGAGTATCATACTTTGGCTGTGATGGCGAGCCAGCAGTATCTGCTGTTGCTTCAGCACCCAGATACTTGTGCATAAGCACATCGGTGCCGCCAACTTGGAACATCTCCCAGGCAGTTTTGTCAATAAATCTGTAATCGTTTCCCTTCTCGGGACGGTATAAACTCAGTCTTGGCATAGTATATGTATTTACCGTTTTCTAACAAAGGCATAAATACTTACATGAGCCAAATTGACAAAGCAAAACAAGAAGTATTCGACTACGTAAGACTCATGCTTGGCGATGGTATGATTGACGTAGAACTTGATCCTGAGCATTATGAAACTGCATTAAAGCGTTCGTTGGGTGTGTTTAGACAGCGTTCTGATAACTCAGTTGAAGAAAGTTACATAAGTCTGAGCCTTGAAGAGGATCAAAACGAATACATACTGCCTAAAGAAATACAGCAGGTAAGACAGATTTATAGAAGAAGTGTTGGTAGTAGAACAGGTAGTGGAACTGGTGGAACTGTATTTGAGCCGTTTAATCTTGCCTACACAAACACATACCTATTAAGTTCAACTAACATGGGTGGACTGGCAACATACGAATTATTTGCACAGTATCAAGAATTAGTTGGGAAGATGTTTGGTTCATTCATCAACTTTACTTGGAATCCGCAAAGCAAGAAACTAATTATTATGCAACGTCCAAGAGGAACGGAAGCAGTTTTACTTTGGGCATATAATGAAAAGCCTGATTTTGTAATACTTGAAGATGTTTATTCAGGACAGTGGATCAAGGATTACACACTTGCAAACTGTAAGGTAATGCTAGGACAGGCACGTGAGAAGTTTGCTAGTATTGCAGGACCACAGGGCGGAACTGCACTTAATGGTGCAAGCATCAAGCAGGAAGGCTTTAATGATATTGAACGCTTAACCATGGAACTTGGAACTCAAGTTGCTGGCGGACACGGATACAGTTGGATCATAGGCTAATGAGAATTTCAGAATTAGTAACAGAAGACGAGCACAACGAAATTTTTAACGAAGTTGCTAAAATGGTTTGGGGGAGAACTTCGCCAACTGCCAGGGGAGGCAAGACTAAGTTACGATTCCGTTGTTCAGTGGGTCCAAGAAAGGGCAGACAAGTTAGTCATCCTTCAAAATGTGTGCAGCAATACAACGTTGCTAAAGCACAAAAAATGAAAACTACTCGCGCTAGAACTGCACCCACACAGGCACGCAGACAGCAAAGAACAAAATCAATTAATACAGCAAGCGTTTTGGCTAGAAAACTTAATACAGGTAAGCCAGGACAACCAAAACCCTTCTATTAGAACTTGACACAACTGTAAGAGATGCTATAATATAACTTTAAAGGAGAGTTATATGATTATAGGCGTTTGCGGTTTCATCGGTTGTGGTAAAGACACAGTGGCAGATTATCTCGTTAATTTCCATGAATTCCGCAGGGAGAGCTTTGCAGATTCTCTAAAAGATTCAGTTGCAGCAGTGTTTGGTTGGGATAGAATCATGCTGGAAGGAAGAACAAAAGAATCAAGAGAATGGCGTGAGCAGGTAGATTCTTGGTGGGCAGAAAGACTGGATATGCCAACACTTACTCCAAGATGGGTTCTACAATATTGGGGCACTGAAGTGTGCCGTAAAACATTCCATGATGATATATGGATTGCTAGTATCGAAAACAAACTTAGACAAAGCAAGGATGATATTGTTATTAGTGATGTTCGATTTCCTAACGAAATTAAGGCCATTAAAAACTTGGGCGGTAAAATTGTATGGGTTACACGTGGAGAATTACCTGAATGGTATGATCACGCAGTAAAAGCAATGGCCGGATCAAATTTCCATCTAAATGAAATGAAGATTCGCAAGATACACAGTTCAGAATGGG